TCTAAAGTCGAGATAAGTGTTGAACTTAGGGCCGATAAAAAGTATAGTGTAATTGATAATGTAATACTAATAAAAAGGATAGCCAAACAATGAGATCCACATTTCAAAATCCAAGACCACTGAATGAGATAAGAAATTACAAGATCAAACAGGACGATTATAGATACCTATTTAAGGTTCCTATAGATATACGATTCGTTAAGATAGAACATCTATTTAGGAACTTTAAGAACATTGCTGGTGATTATGAACTCGTTGATTCTCAAATCAGTCCATTGATATGCACATGGTATATGTTCTTCAAATACTTTCGTTGTAAAGTTATAGAAGAGTCTGATCCATGTTTTTTTAAGTTATATCAAAAACCTGATGAGAGATTAGTGTTAAAAGAAGGTGCGCCTGTAAGTTGGAAACTATATCAGTACTCCGGTAAGTCTGATCTAGAATCTGAAGTAAAAGAGGATTTCTTCGATATTATTCCAGAAGAATATCACTCTGGTGTTATTAAGTTTTTAGAGAGCATATGGGAAGATTATTTCTTACCAGCTATGCCTATCTTACAGAACCAAGTTCTCGTATTTAGTATAGAGAACTATGATATACATGTTTATACTTTAGGAGACATAGCATCCTATAGATATAAAGAATCGAAGAGAGTGGTTCTTCATATTCCAGAGTATGCAAGTGTTAAAGCAGGCGAATACTGTATTGATTATTAGAAAGGTAACTATGGTTAATAAGCATAATGAGGTTATAACATATATTAACCAATTAGATATTATTAACGAAGAAGCTAATGAAGATCTATATGAAATTTTAGGAGAGAGAGGTGAGATACCTAGTGATTATCAACCTGTTAGTATTATGTTAACATTAGATACTATTTTTACAGATCAGTATCTTAATGATTGTATACATAATATTATCTATCCTAAAATCAATTTAGATTTAGATAGTTTAGAAAGATCAATTTTAGAAAAGATTATTTCTAAATATGTATTAGCTTATTTTACATATAATGGCTCTTTAGAATATCCAGTTGGTGCATTAACCAGAATGATATTAACAGAGCTAAGTGATCAAAATTGGATAGACGATAAGTTTAGACAATTTAGTTTAAAAACATATCGAAATTTTATAGAGAACTGGGTGTTGAATATTCTCAACCCAGTTCTTGAATATTATTTTCGATGTTATTCTGTTAACTTTCTTATGGAAAAAAGACTAATGCTTTTTCATAAAGTTAATTACAGAATTGGAAAGCATCTTATACTATCGTTTATTAGAAAACAGTAGTATAATTGTAAAATTAAGGAGTGAACATGAAAATCGAAACTATAGATTTAACCCCTTATAAAAAGGGATTAAAAGATAGAATTATCCATGGTGCTAATTTAGAAAGTTACATTATTTCTAATTATAGTACGGATAGACTAAAACAAGCAAATCTATATAATGAAGTTATGGTACGTGCATTAGACTTTCTTGTAGGGGTTGATGCTAAGAAAGATCCTATCCAACTTTTTGAAATTATTAAAGAGGATGATTTTAATACAAGGTTTATGGAAATAATAGATTGGTTAGAATTTAAATTAACTAAACTATTTGGACCGATATATAAAGAACTTAAAGTTGAAAGAGTGATCGAGACAGATAACGAGTTAAAATTAGAGGTTGGAAAACTCTAGGAGGTAAGTTATGGTAATAAGCGATGTAGTACCTTCAGATTTTGTATCGCTTTATCTTAGGCAATACTATTTATCTTATCAAGGTCTTCCTCGTATGGGCGTAGCTGAGATAGATCTTACTGATGCTTACAATGTTTATGTCGATGAGATAGAGAAACATAATAATTTTCTACATATGCAAAAGAATACTCTTTTATTCAGGTTCTTTGTAGACTATTATACAATCTTATGGACACATAAAAGGTTGCTATGTTATATGGATGGAAGTTATGATGTTTATGGATATAATATTGAAGATATTCAATTAGACCATCTGAATGAATTCATTACGTCTAACTCTATTCCATTTGGATACCCTGGATTAACAGCTAGGGAAACATTAGAGCAACTAAGTATCAATGGAGCTATTGATAAAGTATTAGAAGCTATAATAAAAGCATTTAAAGATAATGGAATAACTTGGGACTATTCAACTGCTGAAAATAGCGTTCAATATCTTCCTATTAAATGGGCTATGGCACGTACAGATCCAGCATCTTTTAAAAGTCTTGATCTAGGAGAATATCGAAGAACATTTAAATATGAAATGTCGATAAGTGTAATAGTAGCTGCTATTCCTATGGACGATCTTATAAGTATAGGACCAGTAGAATTAGAACGTACTATAACTAATTGTCTAGAGCCTTGTACATATGATGAAACTGAGTTAGGAGGACCAGATGAATAAATCAGATCTCATTAGTCTTCCTATAACAGATAACATGATGAGTATATTAGAAGTTATGTCACAAGTTCATCCTACACAAGTAGCAGCTTTTATCGAAGACTTTGTTACAGCATCGGCTAGAAGAGCACAGATGGATATGACTCTAGAACAAACTAGAGAAAAACTTAAAATGCTAACAGTCGATCTTTATAAGTTAAGCCAGCAAGTTGTTGAACCTTCAGCATTAGCAGTTTTGTTGCGTGAGACTATGGAAGAGTATGGAGAAATGATAATCGTTAATCATATTCCAATACAGGATATTACTTTTATATATCATGATACTCTAACTATGAATTTCCAAAACAGAGAGGACTATTCAGATGGTACAACCACATAAACGATATGACTTTGTAACACTAGCTCCAACAGAGTTAGGTGGCGTTTACAGAAGCATGAAAGTAGTTGCTATATTAACTGCTAGCCAGGCAATGACATATAGAGATATCTATACATTACACGAAAAGATGAGTCGTTATTTAACACAAGAATATAACATAGAAGATCTAACTTATATTCTATTTGAAGGTGTTAATAAACAAACAGTTCTTATTCCATGGGAATATATCGATAGCGATAGCGTTGTAGAAGTTGAACAACTTAAATTGGTAATTGAAATACCTAATGCTAACACAACAGATATTTCAATGGTAGCGGATAAACTTACAGAACTTGGTTTCAAGAACTGTAAAATAACACATATGAAAATGTAGATAGAGAGGTATTACCTCTCTATCTACACTTATTTTATTTTTGTCCTTTTAACAATCGGTGATTATTCGATAAGGAGAACAATATGGTGGATATGTATGTCTTTAAAAAACCTACACCTGAATATTTAGTACATATGAACCCTAAGAAAGAATATGCAAGACAAGCTATAACATTCATTTCTAAGATGAAAGGTATCGATAGAGCTACTGCAGCTATGAAGTTAAAAGAAGCTCTTAAGAATTACGATCTTAAAGATCCGATAGTTAGATTTAACCATAGAAATGAAAAGGGTGATGTCTCTGTAGATGAAACAACTTTATTAGATTATATTCAAAGCGCACAAGATAATAAAGAAGTTATTGTGCCATCATTTACAACATATGTCCATCCTACTATTAAAAAGTCTTTACATGCGGAATTTATTAATGTTAACATTAAGGCAAGAAAAGAAGATAAGAAACTTATGTTTTATTATACTCAAACAGGAGATGCTGAGAAAGCAGCGTATTATGATAATATGCAAGCTACTAGAAAGATTTTTAATAACTCATTATCTGGTGCATATGCTTCTAAAAGTACAATCTTGTATAACCCATCAGCACACTATACATTAACATCAACAACACGTTGTGTTGCATCGATAGGTAATGCAGTTACAGAATCAATAGTGTCTGGTAATAAGATCTTTAATACACCTGAAGCGGTTATAAATTATATAACAGCTGTATTAACTAATACTGATTTTACAGAACTAGAAAGAGTGTTTAATAAATATAATATTCGAACACCTGATGTCGATGGTGTTATGAAAATGGTAGTTAGATCTACAGAGTATTTTTGGAATATTCCAGATAAGTTAGAATATATAAGAAGTTATCTAGAAAAGTTAACTCCGTTAGAACTAGGTGCAGTTATGTATACTAACGATCTTTATCATTTTAGAAAATATAACCCAGAGTTAACTATTAAATTTTTAGAAGAGATCTCTTTAACCAGAAAAGGTTATACAACTCCGGAAACAGAACTTAATGATATTAATAATGTTCAAGAAGGTATTCAATCCCATATACATAATATCTGTTCAGATCTTATTAAAGGAATGGCAGTTGATTATGAAAAGATGGTAGGAACAGAGACTATGGATGTTTTAGCATCCTCTGCTAAATATATAGCAGAGACTCTAACATCCTATAAAGATCTTATAAGAATATTATTTGTTACGGATACCGCACCTGTTAATATAGCATATATTAAAGAGCTTATGAGAAGATGTATTGTTCTTTCAGATACAGATAGTACATGTGCGACATATGATGAATGGGTTGATTGGTATTATACAAAATCTAATACTGTTACTAATCCTATAGCCATAGCTTCTTCTGTTATGACTATAGCGACTCAGGTTATGGATCATTACATTAAGATCTTATCTGGTAGTATGAATATTGATGTCTCTAGATTTGAGTCTCTTAAAATGAAAAATGAGTTCATGTGGAATACATTCGTAACGATGAATGCTAGTAAACATTATTTTGCAGATGTAGCTGTAAAAGAAGGTAACGTTTTTGAAAAACCAAAACTAGAGCTTAAAGGAGTGCATCTTATAGCATCTAACGTATCTCAGCATTATAGAGATATTGGTCATGGTATGATTAACGATATTAGAGCTACTTTAAGAGAAGGAAAGAAACTAGATATATTTGGTTATGTTAAATTAGTAGCCGATACAGAAAGAGAGATTATATCAAGAGTTAAAGCAGCTGATACTTCTGTTCTTTCTATAGATAAGATTAAAGATCAGAAAGCTTATAAAGATTCTGATAAACCAGAGTTAACTCCATTCTTTCACCATCTATTATGGGGAGAAGTATTTGAACCTAAATATGGTCCTGCACCAGATCCAACCTACATGATTGTTAAAGTGCCAACGACATTAGATACACCAGCAAGAATGAAGGAATATATAGATAATCTAGAAGATAAAGAGTTAGCAGATAGATTACGTAAAGCTATGGTTAAATATAATAAAAAATATATAGGAACATTTAGGCCACCATTAACTCTTATAGAGGGTAGAGGTCTCCCAGATGAAATTTTTGGTTGTGTTGATTATAAACGTATTGTAAAAGATAACTGTGGTATGATGTATGCGGTTCTAGAGGCAATAGGATTTTATAAACATTCTGATATGTTAATTTCAGAATTAGGACCTTATTAAGAAAAAGGAAAAGTATGGAAGCATTAAATAGCAATTTTAGATATGTTGGTATAGGTCAAGCTGTTAAAGATAAGGTAGAAGATAGTTTTGATCTAGAGATAACTATGGTCGAGTCTATGCCATCTTTAGAAGGTGACTATAATGAAAAAGAGAAAATTAATCTAGAGTATACTGATGTTAAAGGTAATACTACTAATGTTAATCTAGATAAAGGTAAATCAGTTACTGCGAAGTGGATAGGGTTATATAACTCTAATAGAATAACTGCGCCTGATGTTGTTATTGGAGAGATGGTCCATCTATTTCAACAGGGTGGTAATGATGAATACTTTTGGTCTTCTATTGGTACAAATATGAGGAAGAAAGAAAAGGTTATTTACTATTTCTCTAATAAAGATGCCTCAACTGTTAATGCAGCTAAAGGTGAAGAGGGATATTATCTTATGGTAGATACAAAAAATAAAGAGTTAGTTTTACATACTTCTAATAATGATGGTGAAGCTTCTGCTTATGATGTTGTAATAAATACTGAAGAGGGTAAAGTAACTTTAGTAGATTTCCAAGGTAACTATTTTGAACTTATTTCTCCAGAAGGCAAACTTAATATTCGTATCAACCAGGATATAACTATTTCCCATGATAACAATATGAATATTAAAACTGGAAATGATCATACTGAAACTATAGGTGCTAATAGAACTGTAGAAATTTCATCAGAGGATAAAGAATCTATAGGCGGTAATCAGTCTGGCCAAGTTTCTGGTAATAAAACAACACAAGTAGGCGGTGCTTATAATCTATCAGCCTCAGGAACATCTAATTGTAAATCTGGTGGTACTATGACAATGTCAGCGCCATTAATACAACTTAACTAATAGGAAATAAGAGCATGGAATCTACAATAATAACTACAGGTTTATTACCTAATCAATCTGGTCTATACCATGCTAAGAACCCTTGGGAAACTCATATCTATAAACACACTGTAGAGACAGCAGAGACTAAGCTTTTTAAAGAGCATATACTTTGGTGGTTAACAGGAGATATACCATTAGATTTATCTATAGATAATAATGGAGTTATTTCAGGTACTGTATTAGCACTTAATAACCAACCTTCTTGCCAAAACAACCTAATGCCTAGAGAGAAGATTAAGTTAGATGGTTCTAATTGGCAAGCAGTAGGTCGCTATAGAGATGCTACTAAAACTTTTGACTTTACTATACATAGGAAATATTATACTTGGGAAGTAATTAAAATAGAAGGTAAAGATGGTGCTACACCACCATTAACTTTAGATGCTTTAAAACTTAATTATAAAGTTGAAACATTCGAAATTTATAAGGCAATGTTAGAAACTTTAACTACAGCTGAATGTACATTAATGTTTAAAGAAGAAGAGGTTAGTGAAGATGTTTCTATTATGGCTATACGTAATAACGATATAGATACTAGAGTCTTCTTAGAAGAGTATATTAAGTCAGATACTAGTTATGTAGAAGGTATACCTGTTAAACACTCTATCTATAGACATAATAAAAAATATACAATAGAGAATCTTTTAGATTTTCAAAAGGAGTATTAAAGATGCCACCGGCAGTAAGAGGGTCAGGAGCTGATATAGCTTCGGGGCATGGTAGTTTTCCGCCTACTAATACAGATGGTTGTAGTGGGAATGTTACTATTAATAGCATAGGGGCGCATAGATTAGGAGACAGTATTATACCACATGGTTCGCCTTCTCCTTCTCCAGTTCATAGTAGAGCAGCTGGAGGATGTAGTCCTAATGTGACTGTTAATGGTTTAGGTTTAGTAAGATTAGGAGACGCTGTCGTTTGTGGTGGTGTCTTAATGACAGGGAGTGGAAACGTAATATGCAATTAGAAAAACATACAGAACGATTAGTTCAAATAGCACAAGCACTAGATCCTATGGTTTTAACTAAGTTATTAATGTTAGCTAACGCTATAGAATTTTGTAAAACAGATCAAGAAGGTAACGCACATATTAAATTTAAAAAGAGTGTCGTAATAGAAGCTGAAGAGCATATCATTAACTATACTAAAGAAGGTATGATAATAGATAAAGCTGGTATGATACATCTTAATCCAGAACCAGTAAACGCTCAAGGCGTACAATCATTAGCGGTATTAGAACAACAACTAGAGCATAAGGAATAACATCCTTATGCTCTAGCATTTTTAATTATCAAGGTCATTTCTTTTTAGTTATATATTATAAATATAGAGAAGTAGAAGGTAATATTACCTTCTACTTCTCTTATCTTAGGGTAGCACATATGTTATCCGGAAAGGAGGAAAATATGGCTATAGGTTTCAGTATACCTGGTCCAAAGGTCAGATTACTTACCGATGAAGTTGAAAACAAGATTTCGCGCCTTCGATCAACTTTATCTGGTAATGATTTATATACATTTGATACATACGTAAAGAATGTTGTAAATCAAGCATTAGTATATGCTAAAGAAAAAGTATCTGGTCGTTACGATATTAATCGTATGGTACCAGGATATCAATCTTTAGTTGCTGAAGATTACGGTAAGAGACTATCTAATATAGTTACTCCTATTGTAGCTTCTCAATTGCCTTTAACAGGCTAATAAAAAGATCTAGAGAGAACATATGTTCTC